TAGCGATCATCGTCTGTTCCTTTTCGTTTTCCTGCGACTGAGAATGGTTGGCAAGGAAATCCTCCTGTAACAACTTCTGCTGCATATTTTTCTCCTTTGACATCTCTGACCTCACTTTCAATTGGTATGTTAGGAAAATTCTTTTGTAAAACTTTTTGACAAAATTTATCTTTTTCACAAAAAGCAATCGTTTTAAAATAACCGGTTGATTCTAATCCAAGACTGAATCCACCAATACCACTAAACAAATCTAAAACTTTCATACAATCTTATTTAATGGTTTCAGCTCATTAAGATCAAGCTGAAAAACTGGAGGTCTTGGCAAACCAAAGTCTGTCAATCGTTCCTTACTACAAATAATATCACTTGCCATAATAAATCCAAGTATACGAAACTCTGGGGATTTGTCGGACACAAAACAAAATAATTCTCCTGGTCTAGCATTTTGTCTAATGTAAAGTAATGGTTTTTTATCGTTTTTATATAAATGGGATTTAACCTGTATTTCAGTGCCATTGACTTTAATGTCAGCTTTTGCTCCATGATTAACATGAATCTGTGGTGCTATTTTTAAATAATGTGCAACAGCAAATTCAGCACAAGCTCCAGAGATGGATTTGGCAAATTGAAAATAAACTGGTTCTTTATAATTAAAACCCCAAGATTGTTTCATTCTTAAAGTTTCTGTTACTCTCATACAACCGACTTGAGCTGCAAGAGAAATTTGATAATTGGTCAGGGTTACTATTTCAGACATCGTTTTATAAATCCTATCAGTTCTTTGTTTTTATCTAAGACATGAACAAACTGCGTTGCAATAAAATTAACAGTAGGTTCTTCCGATCTTATCTTTTTGTTCCCCTTATCTAAGATAGCATGAATAACTTCATGAATAAGCACATCGCATAATAATTTGTTTTCTTTTATTGCTTTGCTTATTTTGATAGTGTTTTTTTTACCATCGTAAATGCCAATATAATCCTCTCTCTTAGCTTCTTCAGGATCTACAGTAGACACCAAAATGGTGCTATTTCGTATCTTTATTTGCTTTGGCAATTTCATCGCTATCTGCGAATCATTTATAACTAAATTCACTTTTTAATCAATGTAAATAAATATGTAATAAAATGGTCTTGCATTGTGCATAGAACTATATTATCAAACGAATCAATGGGAAACGATTTAAGAACTATAGATAATTGTTATACTAAATTTGGTTTAACCAATACTAGCAAATCAGAAAATTCTTTACCGGATGATGTCAGATTTTTTCAACGTATTGTTTTAACACCAAAAGAAAGAGCTGGTTTACCAAGTAATGCAAGTTTCTTTATGGGAACATTAATTCATGAAGCAGCTCAAAATATGTTGGTTAATAAAGTTAAATTAGATGAAGTCACAAAAATAATTAATGAAAAAGTAAAAAACTATGACGGAACGAAATAAAGATCAAATTAAAGCTGATCTTATAGCAAAACAAGCACCTGGAATAATTCAAAATATTGTTGGTGAAGTTTTAAAATTAGATCATGGCTCAAGTTTTAAAGCAGAAACAGAATATACGATTTGGGATGATAGAGTTGGAACATACTTTAGATGTTTTTTAGACTTGGAAGGATCAAACTATTTTTATGATTTTAAAAATTTGTTTGGATCAATTAGAGAAACAAAAAAAGGCTGGTCAATATCAAAACGTAAAATTGATGATAAAATTTTCACAAAAGATATTATGTCTATGGCACTCTATAAAAAAGCAGTACCACATTTAAAACCATGTTTAATTTATGCAACCGAAGATGAAGCAGTAGCTTTTCATGAAGATAATACACCTGAACTAAGACCTGATAATTTACAAAAATATTATGACGAATTAATTATGTATCAAAAAATATGGGAGAATAAATTACGTTATGCAGATGGAGATGTTAAAAAATTAGCAAGTATTATTAAGACAGATTTTTCAGAAATAAGAAAAGATACTTTTTGGTGGAAGGGTGTTGATTCTCAATACATAGAAAGATTAACAAAATTATATGTTTGATAAAGATTTTTGGATTTATTTTGGTGGGTGTTTATTAATATTTATTTTAGGAGTATTTCATTTATGGCAAATTATAACAGCAATGTAATTATCAGCGAAACTGTAGATCAACTTAAACAGCAGATTAAACAATTAAAAAGAACTGAAGATATATTAAGACAAGATAATAAAGCACTCATGAATGACAATACCAGGTTAAGAAAAGAAAAAGATATTTGGATGAAGAAAAGCCATGAAAATTTAAGATTAAGTTTTAACAAAGGAGGATAAATGGAACAAGCAAATTTAACTTATTCTGAAAGATTAATCTTAGTTGATCTTATTGACAAAAGATTAGAGGACAATGATCTTGAGGAAGAAATGATAGTTAAATATCAAAAAATAAAAAATAAATTAGAATTTAAATAGAAAGGAAAAATATGAAAAAAACAATAGCGATACTCTTTGCTTTAATCTTGGTAGGCTGCACAACAGCTAGTAAAGATTATACAGAGTACAAAGTATCAATCGGAAAAAAATGTTCTAAAGATAATACTCAATTTTCCTATATATGGTTTATTGATGTTGTGGGAGAACCAAGTGTTACAAAAGGAAATTGCAAATGATTACATTATCAGAAGCTATTAAAGAATTTGCAAAACAAACCTATGACACTGTAAAAGTTAAAGGTGGGAAAAATTATATCCAGGTCAAAGATAGATTAAATTTTGTCAGAGAAACTTTTGGTGAAAGAGTATCTATTAGAACAACAACTAAAGATGCAAATGGATTGGCAGAGTTTCATTGTGAGATGTGGCTTGATGATAAGTTAATTGCTACAGGTAATTCAAAAGAAGTATCTGTTGGTGAGAAATCTTATGAAAAGCAAGAATCCGTTGCGGTAGGACGATGTTTGGCTTTTGCAGGATTTGCAGGTACAGAACTTGCAAGTGCCGATGAAATGCAAAACTTTTTAAATAATCAATCTAAACCTATTGCCAAACCAAATCCTAATGCCAAAGCTGTAGCAGATGAATTTTTGAAATATTTATCTGAAGCTGCAAAGTATTCAAGAAGCGTTGGTAGTTATGAAACTCAAAAACAAAAGTTTATGACAGAGTTTAAGATTATGGATTTAAAAGATTCTGACCCAAGTACCTTTGAGTACGTCAAGCAGAAAGCACAACAGATAAACGAACAAGTTACAACAAATATAAACGCAAACAAATAGGAGATATAATGGCTTTAGACAAACCCATATACTTAAATGTTTTCCGTAATGAAACACCATCACAGAAAGCACCGACTCATTCTTGGAATAATTTTGAGCTTAAAGAATCCATAACAATACCTGCTGGTACTTATGATTTATCTTTTTGGGGTAATGCAGTTAATCCCAAAACAGGAAAAGATAATCCACACTTTAAGATTTCAAATCCTTTTAAGAAAGATAAGGATAAAATTCCGTTTTAATTATGGAATCAGACGATCCTAAACATTATAAGAAGAGCATCCAAACTTGGGATGCTATCATTAGCCAACTCTCTCATGATGAGGGAGTCGGCTATCTTAAAGGATCTATTTGTAAACATTTATTTAGGTTTGGAGGCAAACATGGTAGCACCATTCGTAGTAAACTTATGGATGTTAAAAAGGCAGACAAATATTTAAAGAAACTTATAGAAATTTTAGACAAAAAAAATTTTGATGAAAAGAAATTTTTTAAACAAATTGATGAAGCTGAAAAATTTATAGAAGACAACAATATTACGAAATTATTTGAGAAAGATAAAGATGAATAAAATATATTTTAGTAAAAGAAAATACGATGTGCTTCAGTTCATTGTAAATTATTATATGAGAAATGACTACACACCAACATTTGCAGAGATTGCAAAAGGTATGGGTTTTACAAGAAGTAGAGCTAATGCTATTGTCAATGACCTGGTTACTATTGGAGTTATTGATAAAGAGGAAGGTTCAAGTAGAAGAAAAATAAGATTAAATAATAAACAATTAAAACTTGTAAACAATTTGAAAATAAATATAACATATACAACTGATGAGTTTAGGTAAAGTTAAAAAAGACTTTTACTATAGCGTAGAAGCAAGAATTACAGAATTTTTTAGCAATGCAGAAGATGCAGCTAAAAAAGAAACGCCAAGTTCAAACTGCGATGTTGAGATACAAAGCATAAAGTTTAACAAGGCGAACATAAAACTAAACGATAAGGCGAATGA